CAAGGAAGAAGCTGTAAGATACCTCAACACGGTCTATTCAGCGTTAAATCCAAAACAACAAGACACCCCCGGTCAGACCCAAACAGCAGGACAGGTTCAGGATTGGGAAGCTTTTCTTAACGGTTAATTTTTCTTTTTGAGGTTTTACAATGGCTCTTCTCGAAGGTGTATTTAATACAGTCCCCCGCTCTGGTCATCCCACGGAACTGAACGCTAAGTCGCTTTGTGCGGAACTCCTGCGTCTTAGTCCCAATGGCGCGAGTCCTATTTCTGGTCTTTCTGCGATGTTTGGTACTACTCCCGCTAAAGCGTCGACCCACGGATATTTCAGTAAGACCACGGAATTCATTGCTACCACTCTGGCAGCTAACTACTCGATCGGCGCGGCTACTATTTCCGTTACTTCTGCTAGTGGTCTTGGTGTGGATGATATTATCCATAACAACACCAGCAAAGAAAACATGCGGATCACTGCCATTTCTGGTACGACTCTGACTGTTACTAAAGCCTATGGTCGTATTGCTGATGCTGCTGGTACTTCCGGTCAGAAAATCATCAAGGTTGGCTCGGCTAAAGCAGAAAATAGTTCTCGTCCTACCGCTCGTCAATTCCCTGTTGTGTATGTTTCGAACTACACGCAAATCTTCCGGAATGCCTGGGCGATTACTGGTACGGCCGCTGCTAGTATGATGGAAATCGGCTACAATAATGTGGCTGAAAGCCGCAAAGATGCCGCTGTGATGCATACCATTGAGCAAGAAACCGCAGTTATTTGGGGTCAGGCGAAAATGGATACTTCTGGCGCTCAGCCTATCCATACGACGCAGGGTATTTTTGACGCTGTTCGTCAATATACTTCGGATGCTAACTTCATTACTGCGGCTACTGTTGGCTCGACGACTACCCTTACGCAACTGATTGGGTATTGTGCTAAAGCCTTTAAGTATTCGACTGATCTGAGCAATCCTCGTCTGCGCTATGCTTTCGGTGATGCTAAAGCAATTCAGGTTATGAACGAGATTGCTATCAAGAACGGTTCTGTTCAGCTCACTCCGGAAACTACTACTTTCGGTATGGATTATCAGAACTTCAAATTCTATAAAGGCACGTTGCGGCTTCTGGAACATTCGCTGCTTAATGGTTACGACGAAACTGCTGGCCGTCTCATCATTATTGATATTCCGTCGGTTAAACTGGCTTACATGCCTGGCCGGAACGCCAAAGTTGAACAATATGGTGCTGGCGGTCAGATCGTTGAAAACGGTACTGATGGACAAGGCGGTAGCTTTACTTCGGAAATGGCTGTTGAACTTCGTAATCCCTACGGCTGTGTGATTATCGAGGGTCTTACGGCTGGCGCTACTGGCTAATTTCTATGTGGTTTATAATCCCCATTGTCCTATGGTTTGCTCCCAGCCATTTCTGGACAATGGGGATTTTTCTTATCTAGCTAAGGAATAAAAATGGCTGAATTTGTACATGTTTATAACGACGGCGGAGGGATTAGAAATGTTCCAATGCGGGAAGGTGCTACAAGGCTTACTACTGATAGAGTTCTTTACCAGTCCGGCGTCCCTTGGTATATTCCAGCAGGTGACGGTGGTTCTAATGGACTGAGCTTTACTGGAACTCGAGGGGTTTTTACTTTGAGTGCAGAATCGCCGATGACAGGCTCTTTTAATGTGTTGACTTCTGGTGGTTATTGCTACCTACCTGCTGGAGCAGGAGGTCTAGCAACAGGCGGATGGTATTGGTTCCGCATGACAGATGGCACAAATGGGGAAGTGTTCGCAGAAACCTACTCTGGCACAGGGGAACCGGCTTTCGTCGAATCTCCGACTGCGCTTCCAAACCTATCTGCTGGTCGGATTACCCAGGTTACTTCCGAAATTTTTGGACCCTCTTTTATAATGCCAGGCGGCAGTATGGGGCCGAATGGGGTTTCAAAATATACCGTGAAGTGGGTCTCATCCAGCACAGCGGGTTCCAAAGCAGTTCGCTTGCGCGCCAATTCGTCTGTCAACTGGTGGGCCGCAGCCATGTCAAACACGTTCAACTCTCAGCTTGTACAAGCGACGAAATCGAATCTTGGAACACAAGCAAGACAGATCGGAAACCGTGTTGCTACGGCTCACGGATGGGATTGTGGGCCATCGGCCACAACATATTCCGCCGATGTTACGACCGTTGACACTTCCGTCGACGTAACCATGACTGTGTCCGCACAAATCCCGGCCAATACCGATTCAATCATCATGGTTCCGATGCAATTCATCGTACAGTACGGAGGCTAACCATGCCGATTATCAAATTCCCGAATACTGCAGCAGGAAAAGCGCAAGCTAATGCTATTCCTGAGCCGAAACACATCATGGAGGGGGCGCGCATTACGGTATTTACAGAAACCGATATTCCTCCAGCGGATGCGGCGGCCAACCCTGCAAACATCGTTCTAACGACACTGCAATTGATTCGTGGAGCAGACACGATTGGACGTGCTAGATGTCTCGCTATCCGGGCGTACATTCGTGGAATAGTAGGAGTTGATGCGAAAGACCCTGCCGATCAAATCGCCCCTACAGGAAACTTTTCTCAACAGCTTTATTGGGGTTATCACAATGCGACCATTCGCAGAACTGACGCAAACATTAATGCGTTGCGTGTTGCAATTCAAGGCGCAATGACGAACGCACAGAGTATTGCCGAGATGGACAACATCTTTATCGCCGGCAGTGGATATACTCCGTAATAAGGAAGGAGCTGAACAATGAACTTCTCTGAATGCGTTACCGTAGTTCTTGATCTGGTTAAACGCCCTGATAAATTGACCGCTGCGGAGATGGCCGTTAATTCAGCTCTTTCCAAAACTATCCTAAAGGGAGAATATCCTCAGGATCTGGTCGAGACGTCTATTCCTATTGACTCTTCCAAATACGCGCAAACGGTCGATCTAACTGCTATCTCTCCGCCACTTACTCGTTTCAGAAAATGGAAATATGTCAAGCAGCCAGGTGCCTATCGTTATCTGGAGTACCTCTCCCCTGATAAAGTATTTCAGCCAGGTAGTTTTATGCAGAATGATATATACTATATGGCTGGCACCAATTTGATGATCATTCCATCCACCACATCTGCGACTCTTGAAGTTGGTTATTATTCCTACGCCCCGGCCCTGAAGAATAATGAAACCTTTTGGCTTCTTGATCTCTGTCCTTATGCTATCATTCATGAGGCGGCAGCGATCGTTTTTGAATCCATTGGGGACACCCAAGCCGCAGCCGGAAATAGAAGAACTGGGGCAGACCTTCTCAAGGTAATGGAAACCGACATTCAACACGGGTACGCAGTATAAGTAAAAACAATAAGGAGAATAAGAATGCAGCAGGATCGACGAAAGTATGATGGACTATCTGATGCTGAAAAGATAGATAGAATTCTTGAAAAATTGGAGGAGATCCTGCAGGCATTTCCTTATGGAATAGAGCATCACAAAACTGAGCACATCGAGCGGGAAGATGATAAAAAGGCTAGTAAGGAACTGATCAAGAGTCTCAAATCTACCGCCATAAAATCAGCCGTGAATGCCTTTCTTATTCTCCTCGGCGCCCTCCTTCTTACAGGTCTAGTGACGAAGTTTAAGGAATTTCTAGGGAGTATTCACTAATGGGATTCGATACTTTCTATCACGAACTTCCAACTGAAGTTGGAACTGAGCTTCCTATCGGAGGATCTACTAATCAGGTTCTTGCTAAAGTAGACGGCACCGACTTTAATGTTTACTGGAAAACCGACGCGACTGGATCTGGACTTCCTACAGGCGGGTCTGCTGGGCAAATACTTACGAAAATAGATACAGTAGACTTCAATGCCAATTGGCAAACTCCCGCAGCTTTCACTCTTGGCCCATTCACTGTAAATGGAATTGCGGTAGCTAATGCTACGGATGACCTTACTACACTCTCAGATCTAGGAACTACAACTAAAGTTCTACATGGAAATGCCTCGGGAGTCCCTACTTGGGCAGCGGTCAGTCTCTCCACTGATGTAACTGGAAATCTCCCTGTAACAAATCTCAATAGTGGTATGGGTGCTAGCAATACAACATATTGGAGAGGGGACGGAACCTGGAGTACCCCTTCAGGAGGTGGGGGATCGGGAACTCCGCCATATCCTTGGAATTACGCTCATAATTCAAATTTTTTATATTACGCAGATGATCATCTTAGTGTAGCTTTTGAATCCACTACTGGATGGTCTGAGCATTGCTTTCGCTGGTATGGCCAGGCCGAGGATGCAGGATTTACTACAACCATCTCTGGAGACATTACTGATCCAGGTATTACCATAGAGAGGACAGATGGACTTATAACTGGCTATTTTTATCTGGTGCAGGTTTTTGATAGTGTTGACGTCATAAAATTCCAGAATCTCTCTATGAGTCTACTATTAGTCGCTGAGCACTCTGCTACCTCCCTTATAGAAGAGTTGACACTTAGCGTGCACCAGGGAGAGGGTGAGAATGAATTGATGGCCTCTGGATCTTCTTCTGGATGGACTACAGCAACGGTTATTAGTGAGTCATATACCTATCCTCCTAATACTCTGGATCCTGGATTACACAGTATATATGTATATGTAGAACCAACTACTACTCAGATGGCGATTGCTGTCAGTGGAAAATTCACATATGAGGACACTAATCCTATCGATGACCGGTTGATTATTCGGGGCATATATCTCATATATGATGAGACAAATCAAAACTATATACGGGAGACAAAGAGTATGGCAGTAGTTCAACACGAATGCTGTCGTTATGCCCGCACTGCGGATTTGTACCTTCGTGATAGTTATGAAAGTCATTTAATTGATATGAGAGCAGTTCCTACAGTGAATGCCCCTATAACTGTAACGACTACCGGAACCACGAAGGACGCTCTCATCATAAAAACTAATAGTTCTGCCGACAACGGAGTCCATACTGTCAAACTCAATGCGGAGTTATACTAATGGCTGATCCTAATGCAAGGTATCCTTTAGCTACTGCTGACGGAGTTCCTGTTCCTAATGAAACAATTAGGCCGCGCGGTTTCTACAGCATTGCCGTCTCTGGTACTGCATCCACGCTTTTAACGCTCACCGGAAATTATAAGACAGTAACACTTTGTTCTACAGTGGATTGCATCGTTCGCTTTGGCGCGACAGCCAGTATTCCGGCGGACAGAACTTTGCTACCTGACGCAATGTTTCTTCCTAAAAACGTCGTCGTAACAGTTTCCCCTGGAACTATGAGCATTAGTGCAATTGCACTTTCTGGGAGCGGCTCTCTCCGTGTTACAGTAATAGAAAGCTGGGCCGGCCTTGGCTTAGAATATCAGTTTAGTAGGAGATAATGAAATGTTGAAAACTCAAGTAATTGATCTAACTCGATCCTTCCTTCCAATGGATCCAGAAACCGTAACTACGAATCTTATGGTTACAGCTGGAGAGGATTCCCCAGAGCGGATTCTGCCTGTAATGGCATATGAAGGATATAACTTCCTTCCCACTGCATATGGTTATAGAAGCTACTTCGATGCTACGCCGCGCGTTAATATTAATTCTCTTACTGCTGGTGGGTGTGATTATGTTATCGTCTTCCAGCGTAACGATTATAGTGTCCGGCTGGTAGCTCTTTGCAGTGATGGAATCTACACTGCGGATCCTACTACTGCTAGCGTGAGTTGGACAAAAAGCGTCGCCATGACTGCACTGTCAGGTGGAACTTATAAGCAGTGGAGCTCCTGTATTATTGAGAATGATCTATATATCTATCGTCAAGCAGAAACCACTGTAAGTAAGTTTAGTTTTGCAGGAACCTTCTCCACTATTACTCCGTCTTTCTTGAATATGTCAGGGCAGATGGGGATTTTTCGCGCCAATGGTAGGTTGGGATTCTGGGATTCTGCCAACTCTGTTTCTTGGAGTTCTAACCTCGACTTCTCCGATTTCACTCCTGCCATTGAAACACTCGCAGGAAATGCAATTTTTAACGATGTGCTGGGTCGGATTGTTTCCATCCGGGCTTTCGGAAATGGCTTCGTAATCTATTCCACGAAGAACATCACCGGCGTTTCTTATAACACTAGTGGAAGTATGCTCTTCTCCGCGGATACTATTGTTGAAAACGCAGGTATTTGGGATTCTAAACAAGTTTGCACGGGTGTTTCTGATGAGGAACATTATGCCTGCACAAACACTGGCATTAAGCAGATCGCACGAGGATTCCAGGTTAAGGAGGTTTTCACCGCTCTTTATGACTATCTAAAGCAGTCGCGGGATCCTATTGCAGTAGATTTCATCCAGGGCCGTTTTTTGTTCCTCAATGTAATTGACACACGGTTTATCACAGGAGCTGTGAATTTCAATACTAATCTCCTCACAGCACTGAGTGTTCGTTTTCTTCTCGCTGGCGGAGATCCTGTTACTCTTCCAACTCTGGTGGATGGACAACCTCTTAATGATTATCTCACAGATCAGGTTCTTCAAGGATCGGACTATGGGATGGTTGCAGAATGGACTGTAGATGGCAGTAAGATGGTTCCTGGTAGGAATAGTTCCATCAGCGAATTTCAGGTTGATGATCCAACAACTCCTATCGATGACTATCCTTATACCAACAATGTCACCAATTACTACACTGATGCAGAACTCATAACGGCTCGTGATAATGCTACGCTTAGTTCTGTCGTTAGCATTAATGACGGTGCAATTAATAACTTGCAGCTTGGTTGGACCAAGATTCCTTACGGTTCCACTGGCACAGTGACTGCAGAACTCGCAAGATTTGCAAATAGGCAAAGCCAGGAATGGGAAGAGCATAGAGATCTTGTTACGCAGTTGCAGACCCAGATTGCTATTTTAGCACATGATTACGTAGATACTTGGCATAGTGGAACGTATTACGACAGCTCTACGTTGGCTACTGCCGCAAAACCTGCAGATAGTCCTACCAATAAAACTGCACTGGTTACTATTCCCTGGGGATATACTACTCCTGTAACTACAATCACAGGAGCAGGGACCAATAGTCCTACTTTTGAGTATAAGGCAACTTTCACACAGGGATTGAAAGTTTCGCAGAATAAGGCTTATAGTTATACTGTTATTGCTCATCTAGTTGGATCTATTTGTGGTTATGATGTAGGAGCAAGTGAATATTATGATGATCCGGTAGATTTAAATAATCCTCACGATTTTCCTAGTTCTAGCCAGGCTGTAGCCAATCCTAGCAAGACAGTTCTTGCGTATTTGGGCTTGCCGCCTGGAACTATTGAGTTTGATTTTGGATCCTTTGGGATGTTCCCCGTAACACAGGATGTGTCTTTGGGGTATTTGGAGGTTCAGTATAATTACGGGGGCACGCCTTCTAATTGTATGACCCTTTGGCCCACTACATTTTCTGCTGGTCAGACCTTGGTAGCATATCCAAGCTCAACTACTGTAGAAAACGCTCTTTTTCCTGGAGATTCGGTAACTCTAGATTTTCATTCGGAGAGTGATTGGATCTATGATCTAAATGATAGAGAGCCCGCTGCATATAAAAATATATATTATAAAGCTCCAGGTAGTTTGCCAACTGGGTGGGATACTACACTATTTCCACCGAATTCTGTTTTAGTACTATATAGAGTTGTAATTTGTGTGTTATGGACTTCAGGTCCGAACGTAGATGTACAGTCTTTTTCTGGTCCTACATATGGAATGTGGAGAATTCGTAAGACCACGGATACTTCCCTAGTAACAGAGACAGAAGCAATAAGCACTGTTTCTAAAGCAACTGGAACTCAGACTAACCTAGACTGGGGATCTTATCTTGTTGGGGGAACTCCTCCAGCGAGGTTTACATATAATACGAACCAGCAAACGTTGAATTTCACTGGATGGGCCGCTCCTGCAAATGCTATACTTCCGCAGAATGCTTCCTTGACTTTTCCTGGCGCGACGTTCCTACTGCAGAACGGTACGATTGCTCCTATCTATCCGACTTATACTGGTGCCTACGTCTATGATACCGTGTATCAGAAATGGGGTAAATTCAAGGGAGACTATAAATGCCTTGTTGATTATGCTCCACTGAACTCAAACCATCAAAAGGTTGTCTCCTTCTCTAACTTCGGAATGGACGCTGGGACACTAAATACTAGTGGGTATGTAACGCTTTTTTCCTCGGTCTGTAGCGATTCCTATTTGAAGTATGGTAGGCTCGGTTTTTACAGACAGGGATATACATATCCAGAGGTAGTAACATGCCATTTTGCCAGACCTTTTACAGGGGAAATTGAAGTTGAAGCTTCCTTAGATGGTCGATCTGTTCATGCAGCACTCACGGAATCAAAAAGTTTCACTGGGGTCGGATATGCTCATGTCTATCCCAAATATGCAGCAAAATGGTTTAATTTCTCAATTACTGGTGAGTTCGACATAAGGAATCTGGAATTCACTGGGCGTATTTCAGGAAGGCGATAAAATGGCACAACCAGCTAGCAGATATGATACGAAAGCCTCTGGACTTTTGGCAGCGCAGCCTACTAATATCAAAGAAACCAGTACGGTAGGTCCATCCTCAACAACGGCATCAGGGAGTTCTCAGCAGGATGTCTATGAAACTACTACTCAGTTTAATCCTCTGGCTCAACAGTCTCTGGATGCTCTTATCAGAATGTTGCTTCAAGGCAACGCGCCCGGATATTCTACTAATCAGCGGGACTCGCTCTATCCAATGCTTCAAGGCTTACTGCAGGATTATAGTAAGCAAAATGCTTTTGGTGATGCACAAGGCCTCATGGCTTTGACCTTGCAAAAAGCTATGGAACAAAACATGCCGGCTATTAGTAGGGCGATTGAGGGAGCAGGAACTTCTGCTGGTAGTATGCAGGCTCTTCTTGCTGGAAATGCTACTAGGGATGCCTCTCTCGCAGCTTCTGCCTTGGGAGCTGAACAAGCTAAATCTTATGGAAATATTAGTTCTAATTTGATGCAGCTTCTGGAAACAGTTTCCCGTCCTGATACTGCTATTATGGGAGCTTTGGTTCAGGCTCTTAATGTCGCAAAAGGTGGCACAACTACTAGACAGGCTACTTCTTCAGGAACAGAGTCTAAAAGTAGCATGAGCAGTGGCGCAACTACTACGTCCAATAAAGCTATTTCTTACTCTGGGGATGAGGATGAGGAGAATAGTAGTGGTCCTCTTTCTTATATTAGCGGAAGTGGAATTGGCGCGACTCCGGCAAGAGAATCTAGCACTCTGCTAAGTCCGGGTCTTTATGGCGGAAGTGGTGGGGAGCGTATCTCTGACTATTTGGGGATTTAATAATGGATGCTAATTTCTTAAACAGCTATGCTCCAGGCAATCCATCTGGAATAGAGGCTACGCAACAACCAGATGGAAGGATCCTGGTCACAAACGTGCTGGGAAAGCAAAATACATTTGGTCAAGACCCAGGCTTGAATTTCTACAATAAGATGGATCTTATCCAGAAGGAAAAAGATCTGGATGCAAAGCAAAAACTTATGGCAGAACTGGAATCTGATTTCTCTGTTTACAACACAGAGAGACTCCAGCGCGCTCAGAGTTTGGCTGAGGAAAAACTAGGACTTGCTAATCTTAGGCAACAACTTCTAGAGAATGAGCAGCTGGATAAATCGGATCCTAAATACCATTTGTATAGGAGCGACAGTCCTATCACAGCGCAGATTCGTGAAAGGCTCCGTGTTGCTGAAATGCAGTCTTATCAGATGGCGGAAGGTATTGTCAAAACCGACATTGATAGGATGCGACATGGTTCTGCTGTAGGGTCTTTTATCAAGATTCAAGAGCGTCTTATTGGGGAAATGCTTAGAAAGCAGGGAATTTCCGTAGAGGAAGCTGAGCGATTTGGTTCCTCCTTAACCGATACAAACCGGGCCGCACTTAAAGCCTTGTATCCTGATACTCCAGATGAGCAACTTAACATTAAAGCTGCCCAGATTGCTAAGACTCCCGCACTCAAGCACGAAGCTCAAGTTATTCTTGATCCCGGGGCCAAGCCAGAAGATATGCTTACTGCTGCAATTGCTGGTGTAGGGATGGCAGAACCTTATGTAGTTAGGCAACAAGCTCTTACGGCTGGGCAAAGTCCTTCTGTGGTTCAGCAGGAACTTAAGACCATTAAGGGACTTGTGGAAGATCCAGCCAAACTCAAAGATGTGGCAGGTAGATATCTTTCAAAGGATGAGAAAGAAGCACTTAATTTGATGCTTGGGCAAGAAATGCTTACAAAGAGTAAGGAGGATTTGCAGAGAATCAAGCTGCAGAAGATCGAAACGGCAGTCAGGGTATTTAAGAGGTTCAAAGCAAGAGAGTTTGAAAAAGATGTCAGTCGCTGGACTGAGACTGTAGATGGCCAGCGACTTTCCCAGATCCCAGAATTAGCTGAAACATTTGCATCCTATGCTCATAAACAAAGGCCGATGGAGATTTCTACCCTATTCTCTGAGTACGTAGGAAATGCTCCTAAGGAACAGAAAGCTAGTAGAGCGGCGCTTCTTCAAAAGTTTGTTTTCGCTAATGCTCAGAAAGCAAATAGTACTCTCTATGGGGAGGTTGTTGATCTACCTACGTTGCAGAAAAAGACACAAGCTTTAATTTTGCATAATACCAGTACAGCTGATACTATTACTCCGTGGAATCAGCAGTGGCAAGGCGTTCCTCTGAACGTACTGTAATCTCACTTTAATAAATAAAGGAACACATCATGGATCTGGCAGAATTCACAGGCGAACAATCAGACATTTCGCTTGCTAAATATGGAATCGAAAGTAACGCAGTTTCCACTCTCTTAGGAATTCCAATCGCTGCGGCGGTGGATACAGGAGTTTCCATTTGGAATTCTGTCGTCCCTGAACAGTATGAGTACGATACTCGCGACATTCTCGGTGGGATTAATGAGAATCTTGCTGAAATCTATAATCAGAACGAAGGTACAGTTAAACTCCTTTCTTTTATCGGGGGAGTAGTAGTTCCTGGAGGTATTGCTACCAAGGGAATGAATCTTCTTCGAGCTGGAGCGAAGGGAGTTAATTGGTTTTCTACTGCTGGACAAACTGCTAGGCTTGCCGGGATCAAGACTGCATATGAAAATGCAGGTAAAGCCAGCACCGCTTATCGTAGTCTTATGTGGGAAAACCGGTTTGCTACTGCAGGAAATGCCCTCGTAGATGCTACTGTCTACGAGGGTGTTTTGCTTGCTACCATGAATGCGCATCCTTATATGGAGGACTATCTCAAGGATCCCATTAAGAATGCCGGACTTGGTATTGCTTTTGGAACTGGACTTCTAGGTGTCGGTGGTCTTATTATGCAGCGTTATGCTGTTAAGGGAGTCCGTCAGGAAGTAGCCAAGACTAGTAATGATATCCTCCTGGAGAAATATGTTCCAGTTAATATCACGGAAAACCTTTCTGGTCAGCTTGTTAGTCATTCTACCAACATTGAAAACTGGACTAACCTCCTTGCTACTAGGACGGACCTCACTCAGCATACCAAGAGTTTGGTTGAATTCAATATCAAGCAAAGCGCAGCCGCCCAGATTGAGCTATTCAACCGAATGCTAGGCGGTGCAGATACCTTACCAACTGGCGGACAGGAACTTAAAGAACACATCATTAAGATTATGGCGTCGCGCCCCACTGAATTTCAAGGGGTCGATGCGGTTCGTCTAGTGAAAATTGGGGAAGGGGCTTCACTGGATCACATCAAGAAGAATCCTTTTTTGTCAGATACGGTTGAAGCTGGAGATACTGGAATTCCCTTCCTCCGCAAGAATCAAAAGACCGGCAGAGAGCGCACGGTTTCCGTGGTATATAATCCAGAATTCGATACGTTCATGCGTCCCGAAGATTTGAAACACTATGGTGGCGCGGTGGATATGGGGATTCATTCTGTAGAGGACGTTCTTAGAAGAGCTCCAAAGAACTGGCACCTTTCTCCAGAATCTGAAGTCGGTATCGAAGCCATTAAGACTAGCACTCCAGCTATGGATTTACGCTATTTGCAGGGACTTGCTTACTTCGACAGTTTCTCAGATGATGCTTTGCTTCGTCCAGTTAAAATCGCTAAGGATGACTACGCCGCGATTCAGGGATTTATCACTAAGGTACGGAATTCCAACATCAATCCCAATGACATCAAGCTGGAACTTGATGGAACCAAGACCACTCTAATTGAGGCTATGCAATATCTGCAAGCTGCTAAAATGGCAGAAGCAGATGTTTTGCTTCGCCAAGGAGTTCCCGAATTGGTTATTGCGAAACGTCTTAACACAGAGTTGGAGTTCGTTCAGGCTATTGCAAACGGACTTCCCATGCATGTTAAGACTAACCTCGACTACATGAAATATACTGACGCCAGTGCTATTGGCCAGATTTTGGATGTCAAGAATCGTAGCCTTCTGCTTCGCACTAATGCGAATAAAATTCCTCATGCCATCATGCGTTCTAATCTTGGCCAGGCAATTGCCAGAGATGCAGATGATGTCATTAAGGAAGGACTCTTTGCTGCATCTAAATCTCAGTACATCAAAGATTGGATGAAACTTCTGGCAGGAGAAGATTTTAGAACGCTGCGCGACATCGTAAGAAATAAACTTGCGATTACTGCTAATGAATTCATGGGTACTCGCTTCGCCACCAGTGCAGACCATGCTCTTAGGGGAATGGAGGAAATCGGCCCTATTGCAACTCAGATTGGGAAAGACATTACAGAACTTCACCTCCAAGCAGTGAACAAGTTTTTCGCTCCTGTAAAGGACGAATTGCTTACGCTCGCTCGTGATAAGGTAGCTCTGACGGAATTTAATATCGCTGACCATGTGAATGCTAAAATCAAAGGATATAGGGAATTTCGTGATGGTAGTTTCTGGCATCCGGATCCTACAGCTCCGACTAAAGTTATTAAGGACGCCAATGGAAAGAATGTTGAGGTTCCTAACCTAATCCGTGCTCAGTATGAAGGTGAAGATTTCATTATCCAGTCCGAATCTGTTCTTCGTGTCTTTGATTGGATTAGCCAATCCGGACGCGAGCTTTATGAACAAGCTAGGACACTTCGCCAAGTTCCTGGAACTGGGATGTTCAGTGACTTGGGATTCTGGATGCCCTCCTTTAATCCCAAGGATAAATATATTGCCTATGTGATTAACAAACTGGATCATACTACTACGCTTCTTCACAGCAAGACGGAAGAAGGTCTACAGGATGCAATTAGGATTTACAAAGCTAGGCCCGACGTTTCTATTGGAAGGACGCATGATATCGTAGAACGTGGAACTGACCAAAGACTTTACAACATCATGCAGGGACGACATGATCCTATGTTCGCTCAATCTGCGGATGTTGCCATGTTGCATAGTGGCTCTAGTGCCAGCGCACGTCCTGGTGTTTCTGCCGAACGTCTAGTAGATATGATCAATGCGTATGAACATCAGCTTAACTACAACATCAAGAGTATGGCGGAACTCCAGTTCAGTGATGTCTTTGATTTCTTGCGTCAATCCAGTGAGTATACTCAGGCATCAGTAAAAGGACAGCCGGCTGCGTCAGGTATTTTCAGGAAGACAAAACCGGATGCCGCGTCCGTCCTAATGAAAACTATCCTTGGTAAAAGCACTGTCGATGAGAGTTATCTCTGGAGAGGAACTAACCAGATCTACTCTGCAATCCTTGAGAGAGGTCTTAACATTATAGCGGAAGTCATGGATCCCGTTCTTAATGTTGGAAAGACTATCTTTGGAAAGGGGAAGTCTGCCTCAGCTCAGGATTATGCCGCCTATGCACAGGAATTAGAAGAAAGAGGAATCCCTAATCCATTTGCTGTTTTCACTCAGTATGAGCAGGAGCGTGCTGCACTTTTCCATGCGGACAGGACTGCGATTACAGAATCTTTGGCTCCTCGTCTTACAGTTCTTGCTAATACTATGGCTGCAACTACACTTCTCCGTGTGGGAGAACTTGGCCAAGCTTATGTTAATGCAATCTCTTTGCCGATTCTCATGACTTCGGAGATTTCCTCTAAACTTCCAGCTAAATTTATGGGAACAGATTTGGTTGGGCGTCCTGAACTCAGCGTAGTAAAAACTATCTTTGATGGTTGGAGATATAAAGGACTCGCGGCTGATCCTGCTGTGGCTAAAGCTAAGGAACTTAACCTTTTCAAAGGCGTCGTTTCTGAGGCTGACGAACTATTCCGTCGCACCCGCTCTGTCGATCCTGGGATTCTTTCTGCTACAGAAGATTTACTCCGTAGTAGAACTGTGGAAATGCTCAGTAAGGCTACTGACTGGTCAGAGCAATTCGTTCGTGAAAAAGCTTTTATGACAGGACTGTACATGGCTAGGAAGTCCTATCCCGGAATTAACGACAATGGTGCTTTAATCTTTGCTCGGGATTTCATGGAACGGACAATTGGTAATTACTCTGCTGCGCAACGTCCTACTATGTTCCAAGGAACCTTTGGTGTGGCCATGGGGTTGTTCCAAACCTACATGCTCACTATGGCACAGAGTCTTTTCCGTCATCTAGAGAAGGGTGAATTCAAAGCACTAGCAAAAGCTATGCTAATGCAGAGTACCATTTTTGGTGCAAAGAGTCTCCCTGGATTTAATATAGTGAGTGAAGCCATTGGAAATCATTTCTCGGATGACAACGTAGATCTTATCACTGGCACTTTCCGAGATCTTCCTGATGGATTGGCACAGAGCATTATTTACGGTTTGCCTAGTAATCTCCCTCCTGCTATTACTACTAGGGGTGAATTGCAGCCAAGGATACCAGATCCAACGCAGGGAATTAATGCAATCCCGGCGGTTAATCTGACTGTCCAAGTTTATGATGCAATGCGCAGGGTTGCTAATTCTGTGTTCAGTGTGGATAAGACTGCGGGACAGGGAATTATGGAGGCTCTAACACTTCAAAGTATCTCTCGTCCAGTAGCCAGACTGGCAGAATTTGGAACCAGCCACTCCATTACACAGAAAGGGAATATTATCGCCGGGCCTGAGGAAATCTGGACATGGAATAGTGCCATTGCAAGAGGTTTTGCTGCCAGGCCTATTTCGGAAGTTCGTGCTAGAGATGCTGTTCATCTTAATACTGTTTATGGGAGTATCGACAGGGATAGAAGGCAAGAAATCACTCAACAACTTAGGACTCACCTTCGTGGTGGGACACTCAATCCAGCAATTGTTTCTGAGCTGGCTGAGCAATACATGAGGACAGGAAGTCCCAGCGGATGGAATAGTGCAGTTAATACGGCATTGGCCCAGACTATGCTTCCTTCGGACTCCACCGTTAGGAATTATCTGGCGCCGAATAGTCCTACTATGGCACTGATTGATTCAATGCACTAAAGTAAAAGCAAAAAAAGCCCCTCGATCCGCAATGGAAAGAGGGGCTTTTTGTCGTCTTAGGTTCTTGGCATAAACTCAAGTTCGAAAGATATTTTATCCACTATATCGTGATCTCCGTCGTCATACATGATAAAATATTTTCCTATGGCATCTGTTGGATTACGCACGCTGTCTGGGACTGCCATTGCAAATGGCATGTTCGGCATTCCGGAATCTAGCAGAAAGTAGTTCGGCGATGTTGTACGTGCTACAAATATATATTCTAGAATCTTGAATGCCTTAACGTATTCCGCTTTCTGATATTCAAATTTCCTCAGGTTCATACCAGTCTCCTTTTCAAAAAAGATACCGTAACAACTTAATGCAGTGCCGAGCCTGATTCTGTGCATCCTCAAGACTGATGTGGGAATTTTTAATTCCGCGGTCTGTTGGGATTTTATTTTTCAGCAGATTCCTAAGTGTGGCGTAGCAATAGACTTTAGTATATCGCCAAGGAACTGGAATTTCATATTGCCTGAAGGAGTGTTCCAACATAGGAAAGTCGAAATTGGAATGGTTTGCAAACACCGCTAGTGCATTATCCTCCATAAGACGAAGTCCATCAAGATAATCCGCAAGAACTAAAAGTCCTGTCCTATAGGATACAACTCCTTCAAAAGCCTCTGCCCTTACATTAGAATTCTGCCTACTCCACCACTCCATTGTACTCTGATCGGTTGTGAAGGTTCCTTGATCTGGAGCTTTAAGTCTTGCATAAAATGGATCTGAGAGTTCTCCATTAATGGAAAATACCGTCGCTCCAATGGTAAGGATTCTGGATGATGGAAGCAGACCACAAGTTTCTACATCAATCATTACACAGATCACTGAAATACTCCTTTGCTTTGATACCCTCTGGTGTCAGATAATGGATATGAGCCGGGCGACCTATAGCTCCGGGCGTGCGAGTTATCACGGTATATCCTAATTTTCCAGCGAAAAGCCTGAATGCTGCATTTATTGTACTGCGACTGAGGTCTAAGGCATCTGCTAAATCTTGTCGTGTATAACCCTTTCCCTCCTCCATTGCCTGCAGAATTTGCAATGATAACTCACCCATTCCTAAACTACGCAGCGCCCTCCATTTTTCCCGCTCCTGCTTCTCAAGTTCTGTGGAAGGGTAGACCGGAGGGTTAGCTGCGTTCTTAACCTGATACTCTAGTGTTAGAGCTGGATGCATTTTTGCTCTTTCGCTCCCATAACAGTCTTGTCGTTATTGTACCTTCCCCTAACTGCATAAGATTTACCTTCTGGCACGGGGGTATGCTTAAAGAAAACAATCTGTCCTATAGCGTCTCCCTCCTGCAGAAGGATACTATGATTCCGCGTCATGTTTTTTAATTCAAGGGTAAGAACAGATCCATTCCATCCTGCATCGCACCAGCCGGCGTTAAGATGTTCCAGTCCTATTCTGGCCATACTACTTTTGAGTTTATACTCAGCACTGATAGTGTTGGGAAGATGGAAGATTTCTTTGCTTTGTGCAAGAATAAATACATTAGGTCTTAATAGTATTGGAGTATTAGCCTGAAAGGTTCTTAAAGGAGTCCTACTCTTGAGACTTATTTCTAAGTAACCATGTGTTTCTGGCTGTCCTGTTATCATGTCTTCTACAAGAAGCTTCTTCCCAAGATGAATATCAAGGGAGGAAGAATTCACATCCTCATACGTCGCTCCCTCAATGACTCCCTGTTCGATCAGCGCGCAAATCTCAGTGTAACTTAAGAGCATTTTTAGATTCTCCTACTATAACATAATGAATACCAAACACTCGTTCAATGGCCTGTGCGATTGCTAACTGCGCATCTAAGATGAGTGCCGTTCTTGGGATTGTTTCCTTGATTTCTCCAGCCGCCCATATTTCCACTTCATTGCTGATGCTGTTATGACGTACTCCTGAAAACTCGATTTTCTTAAGTTCTCCATGCGTCATAAAATCTGGATGGTCTGGTCGTTTAGAATCGAAGTCGTCGCTCACGGTTCTATCCTTTCAAACCAGACAATCAACTGAAAACTATCCGGCTTATAGGTTAAATGTGCTTTATATTCTGGGGGTATGTTACCTGGAGGGACTTGATCAAAGTAACTTGACGCACATTTATACATTGTAGTATTGGACATGAAATCGTAATCTGTCTGCAGAACAATTACATTGGACAATAGAGCCTGTAATGCTTCAGAATTATTTCTGATCATGTGGTTTGATACTGTGATCTTGCCATATCTGTGCTCTATAACTGGGTTCACTTTTTCTTACTCCTTTCGTGCAGTTTTCCTAATTGCTCTCCTTGGCGGACTCCTTTCTTATAAACCTCTTTAAAGAAGTCTATCATGGATTCCTCGTCCCTGAAAGTTAGAACGACCTGCCTTGTGTTTTTGTCTTTCTTAATCTCTGGCGGGTATGCAATGTTCTGCATGAGGCCAGAAATATATTTAGAGAGTGTCATCTGTTTCTTCCTCTACTTCTTCATACTTCAGCAATATGAGATCATCCTTAATGTCCATTTTGATACACTCGGCTATCCGAGCCATCCGCTCAAAGGGATATTTTTTCTCGGCAGTGACTGAAATTATGCACTGGACTTGAATTCCTTCTACATCAACTCGGAAACTAATGTCTTGCGTGATTGGATTTTTATAAAGCTGGCTCATTCCTGCTCTCCTTCTGTTAAGTAATCTAAATTAAGAAGCGCATCATCCCATTCAGTGCGCTCCGTGTGTAGGGGAAGATATCCTTGTTTCCTACCGATTTTCACTAGTTGGATTTTCTCCGCCTTTGTGAGTCCCACAATGATGTCTTGAAGCTCTGCATATTTATTAAGGTCCTTGGATACGAATTTCCATATTTCATTTACAGTCTTTGGTTCCGAGGCTCTATTGAGGACATCTAGAATAGCCGCAGCTGTTGAGGAGTTCCTGGCTTTTCCGAATTCTCCAAGTGCTTTTGGCATTCTTCTTTCAGCATAGTGAAGTACTGTGTTTGCGTTAATTGCGTCAGCGGTTGTGATAACTCTTCTTGTATCCGCCGCCGCAATAATAATACAAAGCTTGAGAAGGTGTGTAAATCTTCTTGTGCTATAGTGTTGAAATCTGTGGTCATCAATGGGTTTAAACTCCTTGTAGATACGATCAAAAGTTTTTCTTGCGTCCTGTGCTATAGTCATCGGCCCTCCGCAACAGGCTTTTATTCTTTTTAGCCTCTCAACTAACCAATCTCTATCTGCTAAATCTGGGGGCGCTGGGAATGTAATTTGTATTCCTGTTGGCTCTGAGTGTATGAAAAGGAATCGTGAGCAGAATCCATTTCCAATAGCTTCTGGTGGAATTGCCATAGAAAAGTTTTGCTGGGTGTTTGCGCTTAGAATATTTACAGTGGGTTTGTATATGTAAACGGATTTGCCGTGTAGCTTTGGGTGTCTGTATTCATCCATGTTATCCCAAAGCTTAGTAAGTCTTGTGACAAAAGGCAAGTCTCCCTGTCCGATGAAGTCATTGAATTCTTCTGCGATGACATATGTTTCCGTGGGATTATCATCGACCAGTGTTTCTATATCTAAATCCACCAGTTCGGTGTTCTTCCTGCCCATATCTGCGAGAAACATTTCTTTCGACACCGCATCCGCAGCGAAGGTATCGTAACCTGCGAGACGGAGGAGTTTTCTCCCGGGATTGATAGCTGTACCTTTTCTGGCGCCAGCTGATCCCATAAGCATGATATACTGATTCGGATAGATTTCGGATGTCCCGAAAGGAAGCCATACCTTCCTACCCAATAAAGCCCCGATGATGGATAAGGCAGTCCATCTATGGTAGATAGGGGGAGCTTCACTCTCCCCGATGTATCTGAAATATCTCGTGAAGAAATCTTCTGTATCAATCTTTCTGCTCCTCATGCATGTTCATGTTTAACCTCCTTTTTTCATGTTACCCCAATTAACACCTGATTTGTAATCCACTGGAATCCTGAGAGTCCGTCCGTGGATTACGACTGGATTGTTAAAGCACTCAATGGCTTCCTTCCTGATATCTTCCCTTCCTTTCCTGTATTGGAATGGCGCACTGTCATGGATCTGTGCTTTCATGCGGAAATCCCCCGGTTCCCGTTTTTGCAGTTGCCACTGTTTCCACCATCCAATGTTAAGAATTGACACAGATAAATTCTGTGGCCCGTGTGCTACTGCACTAGCGAAAATCTGGTGCTTTTTCTGGATGTCGCCAAAGAAATATCTGGTATGCCCTAGAGGACTTTTCAACATGTGCGTACTGGAGATTTCATTTTTTACTTCTGCATACCATTGCCGGATTCTTGCAAATGGCATATGGTATTTATTGAGGAGCATCGTGGCAAAACCCTTCAATGTGATTTGTCCTGCTAGTGGCCCTATCTTAATTCCAAGGGTTGAGGCTGCGTACATAAGGTTATCCACTCCTGCATTTTGGATGAATGTTTCTGCACCCATCATGTAGTTAGTACCATGCACAATCCTCTTGAGGACGAGGTTCCTAAATTCCGTCGTTACTTCCTCATATGGAATCTCAAAGAACAGAGTTCCAAGGGTTTTGTAGAAGTCCCGGCCCGGCGTTTCTAATGCCTCAATCAGTTTCTCATCCTGTGCCAGGTAAGCTGTACATCTGGCTTCGCTCTGAGAATTATCAGGCTCACAAAGAATAAAACCCTCGTCAGCAACGAGCATTTCTTTAGCATATGCCGGAATATTCTGTGCCTGCGTTCCACACCAGAAGGAGGATTTCTGGGCGCTCATTCTACCTGTATCAGTTCCGAACGGGTTGATGTTGTAAAGCAGCCGTCCGCTTCTTTGCACAAAATCGAAGTACGTTCCAATTGCTTTCTGTGCTTCTTTGTATTTCAGGATCCTACTCGTGATGGCATGCAGAATAGGATGCTGCTCTCCTACGGCAGAAAGATTTTTCTCATCTGTTCCCCTTTCTATTCTTGTTTTCCTTTTGTTGGCGTCCTTCTTGAATCCGATGCGTGGGTCTTTCGCCCCCAGTATATCATAAATATAGAACTGTACCTGGCGATAGCTTCCTGGGTTAAATCCTGTGGGTTTCTTTGCATGGATATCCCCAACATCATCAACCATGATCTGCAACTCAGATAGCATTTGCTCAAGGACTTTTACTCGTTCCTGACGCAGTTCTTCTCTTTTATCATTGTCAATGAGGAACCCCTCGAATCCACAGTATAATGAAGGATAGACCAGTTTGAATTGGGACGCATAATTGCGTCGAGCATAAGCGGGGAGATGTTTAAGATAGTGCAGACAAACCCGCAGGGTGTTGAATGTATCCTTTGCATTGTACTCCCAATACTTATTAATGTCCTTGCTAGCTGAGGCTTCTTTAGCTTGTGGCTTCCACTGATAGAAATCTGGAAGGGTAACAGAAGCTACAAAGTCAAGGGATTTTGGAAGGGAACTATACTGTGCGTGCGTCATAGCTAACGTATCGAGGCAAAAATTTCTTGGCCAAGCATGATAAACGATACTATGAATGCAGTCATACATTCCATTATGCATTACCTTCGGAGTATTTGTCGCGTTAGCCTCACGTAAAAACGACAGGGCCAGGCCAAAATCCGAATCATTGTGCCAATGTCTCTGCATGAAGTTATAGAACGGCAATACGAATGTTTCGATCCGTCCCTGCGGGGTAAAACACGAATATGAAGCACAGGTAATGATTGTCTCCCCGCCTTCCACTGCATCAGATTCTTCATCAGTATCACCCGTTTGTACCTTTCCCTCTTTTGAGATAGTTACAGTCTCGATGTCGTAAGCTACTACGACTGCGTTCCTGATTTCTTCTAGTGCATCCTGGAATTTATCCGTAGACTCCAGCACCTCGAATGTAAAGTTCTTTGTCTCCTTACAACCAAGGCGTTTGAACTTCTCAAGGTCTGTTTGCAGGATAAACTTCCCATGATCTACTGTGTGAACTTGTGCGAGGGAATTTCCTACGATAACAGGAATCGAGTAATCAAGACGGGATCCACGATACAAATCTAGGGTGGCGTTCTTCGCTGGAACCAATCCTTTCAGTGTGGATTCGTTGCAAAGGAAGATTCCTTGACATCCCCTACTTTTTGCCTTTGTTACCAGCTCGGAAATAGATAGGGTGGATGTCGTTACTTCGGCCGCATATCCACAATTCCGCACATAGTATTGCAGAACTGGAAGATATGCGGCCTCATGAGCCATATAGTTTATCAGGATTTTCATTTATGTTTAATTGAACCTTTTGATGTCTTTATAGACACGCTGGTAGGAATCTTTAGGGTATCTGAAGGTGAGAGGAACTCCTCCAGAATAGGAGATTTCCAATTGGGCGACAGGCAAACCTGAAAGGACACGACGAATTCGTTTGCAGCGTTTTGCGTTCATGGCTTTTCTTTAGGAAGATTGTTTATCATTGCATAAAGTTGGATTTTAATATTCAGTAATTCAGTTAGGCGCCCTTTTATAGTATCTCCTCTGCAACCAAATGCCTCCATCAACTCGTATTTTTGTATCTCAGCTGCAACAGAGGGTTCTACCCTTCTGAGTAGTTGCCCTAACTCATATCTCTCCTGTTTCCAAACATTCATTAATTCCCCCGTGTTACGAGGTTTCGGCGGACCCTCGACAATTGCTGATACGTCTCCTGTCCAATAGAAAGTTAGAACTCCCTCCGCGATGTTATAATTATGAGTCAGAGTTCCGTTAGTTACGAATAAAGCTCGTGTAACATCAGCAAGTCTGGCTGGGATTCCTGCTTTCCTCAATTTGCTTAGGATACCTCCCTCCCTAAACTTACCTTGATCCAGGAAGAACGATTCTGAAACTTCCACAGTGATGGTGGTTTTTTCCATTATGTGTTTCCTCGTGAAAATGGGAGAACCCCCTGATAAGATTCTCCCTTGTTTCTACTTAATTATTCCACTGCTTCAACTTGCGGAACGACGCGCAGTTTCAGACTGGCACGTTTCTCTCCATCCCTACCTTTGTAGGAGGAATAGGAAATTCTGCCGCAGAATTCCAGCTCACTTTCCAGCATTTCGAAGATGGTTCCAATAGTAACTCCGTTGAGATCCTCAACTCCTGCGATCTTCTTGACTTCCCGTTTGAGCATTCCCAGACCGTCTAGGGTTCCCTGGAAACGGATAGTGAAAAGACTACCATTGGGAACAGGAGGTTCATCACTGGAAACCAGTTCTCGCGTTTCCACGACTGCGATAGTAACTTGAATGCTTTGAGATTCAGTACCGTCGTCATTCTCAAACTTGGTGATCTTTCCACCTTTCGTGACAAGGTCGTAGTCACCGGCGGGAGGTTGAATGAAATCAGGAGCCTCTTGAATGTGATCAAGGGAATCATCCATCATGGATTCGAGATCGAGAAGGGTTGCTTGGGTCTTGGCCATTTTATTTGCTCACTTTCTTAGTTGATTGGGTTTTGGTTTTCTTACTGGGACGGGGTGTAACATTGAAGGGTTGCTGATGAGGGTACTTTGATTTTTTCTGCGGTCCCTCTTGCTTAGTTGGTTGGTTCATTCTTGGGTGCCTTTATGATTCCACCGTGAATAAGAAGGGCTTTCATATCGAGTGTTGCACTCTTTTCGATCTCGATATTAAGCCTGGACTTCGTTTGTACGTTTGGTCTGTATGTAGTCGATGAGCCTCCTTTATGTTTGCTACCTGAAATTTCAAGCTGGACAATGGTTCCAAAGTATTTCCCGACCATAGTGGAAAACGTTTTGGTTCCAATCATTGGGTATTGCTTTGTGCGGACTAGCTGCTTGTTCGGTCCGGTTCCTGTATATTCCTCGTCATAGAGGACGTGGGTTAATACAACGAAGTTGGTGTGCCTTCCTACTTGGACAACCTGAAGAATGGATTTCAACCAGTTATTCACTGTTCCCCATTCTTGGATCTGTAAAATTGCGTCCTCTGGCTGTCCCTTGAGAAGGGCATTTACTCCGCAATCTGTTAGCTGACTTCCACTATCTAAGATTACGAGGTCATTGTGTGTCAGCTTTGTAAGGTTGAACTGCTGGAATGCCGCTTTTTCTTGTATGCACTTTACACAGTTCATCTTCCCGTGTGCTTCACAGATTGGGACATCCTGTGCGCTGCTGAACATCCTAAGGATTGCGTTCATTACGAACGGATCTTTCCTCGTGTCCAGCATGCTAAAGAGTTGGATTTTCTGCAGCGCGGCGTCAGGAAGCCCCATCGAGAGGATTGTATCCTTTCCATTCTCTAGGTCCAGCCAAATGATTTTTCCGATTTCAGGAATCATGGCCGCCGTGGCTGCGAAACGAGTCTTTCCACTTCCACTGTCGCCGTAGATTAGGATTGCGTGACTACCGCTTTCCTTCTCTCGTGCTTTTTTAAGAGCTAGCATGTCCATGTTTTTATTTCCTTAATATGTATTATCATGTATGTTACGGCTTCTCCCATCCTGTGAACATATTGCATTTGTGACAAATTACTGCGCAATATGCTAGTCCAAAGAATTTTCTCCAAAAACTTTGAACCTGCCCGCGCATAAAGTCAGGGTTTTCTGCTCCACAATGTTTACATTTTTTTTTTCACTTTATGTGGCGCACATTCTAGAAGCCAGCTCTCTATAGGCATGTTTTTATTTCCTTTCCTCCTGCCAAGCGTTTTCACTCTCTAGTTTTCTTGCCAGCTCCAGCATACTTAGTTCTAACTGAAGAAAATGTCGTTCTTTAGTTGGAACCTCGTTTGCAATTACCTCAATAGTAAGGTCTGAAATCATGCTGTTAAGACATTTTATCCTTTCTTCTCGCGTCATTTTACAGCTCTCCCCTAAGAATTTTGGCCACTAGCGTGGAATACCCTGCGGCGTCATCCCAATGATCAATAAGATTTGCATTGCCAGCAACCATTCTTCCGATTTTATGAAAGACCATATCCAGAGCTTCCTGTTGTTCCATCGTAAGAGTCTTTCCCATGATTTCCAGTTCATCACGCAGAACCGCTTTTAGTCTTTGCGTGCACCTTGCATGGTCTCGGAAATTGCCATGTGTTTTTTTCCTTTCCGAGAGTATGGTTTCTACTATTCCGATATTCTTATCAACGGTTTCTTGTGTTTCCATTTCCGTGCCCTCAGAATTGATTTTGCGAATTTAATCTCGGATTTCAGCTCACTCGGCTTGATACGATAGTCTACAAAGTCCCAGAGGAAGGAGGGACTATCGGCTGAATTCCAGACTTTATTGTCGTTGCGAAAACGGTATTGCACTCTCATACCAAAATCATAAAGATACTCTACTGCTTTTTGATATTTCCCGCCTGGTTTATTCATTCCATAATCCTTTCCAAGTGATCTTGAATCAAATCTTCCAATTTGAACGTGAACTGATACTCATTCGTGTCCTCTTCTTGAACTTTCCTTCTGTCGAGGGAGTGGAGTCCGCATCCTCCAAAGTGAAAACACGGCTTATTATAATGCAAACATCCAGCCAAACGCTGTGGAAAGATTCCCATATCGAGCTGACGCCGCATCCGTTCCACATCCATCCCGAGTGTGATGAAAAAATTAAGCCTATCCTTTAGACTCTTTGTGAAAAGCAAGTCATGGATTTTAGGCTGGAAACCATTGCCAGATCCGAGCTGGCCGACGAAATAACCTACGTCATAATCACTATTCTCCTTTCCGACTACAGAATCGATGACTATACTGTAGCCAATGAGCTGCGGACTGTTTGCATACAGAGGGTCAAGAGTCAGGAGCTGAAGTCCTGTTGTTTTGAAATCCTTAACCATGTACTTTCCGCTGTACCTGTTCCTCATTACCAGATCGACATACCCTACATAATAAAACAAATCATCGATGTCGATTCTGAAAGAAAGTTGCACAGCGGGCTTATCCTGAAAGGTGGCGACTTCCCATTCTTCCATCATCGTGTCGAGATTATACATCGATGCAAGGACTAAATTTACTGCCACCATTTCATTCTTTCTGGCGGTTTCTGGAATGCAGATTACGTCATCTTCCATCCCGTGATAAGCCAGGTAAGCATCCCACACAGCCTTGTCCTGATAACCAGTTAGAATGTACGTCGTACATCCTGCTTCATAAGCATGTCCGAAAGCAAAATGCTCGTTGGTTTTTCTTCCTTGATAGGATTCCAGGAGTCGCCTGAGTTCGAACTTTCTCTCACAGGTTAGGTATTCTTCAAGTGCTGAGTTGGACAGTCTTATCTTCATCTTCCTCTCCGCTCATCTCTACGATTCTAGCCAACCACATTTCAAATACTTCATCCGTTGAGATATCTGTATGCATTTGACTAAGCGTAATCAGGACCTTTAATTGTTTTTTATCTGTGATGACGTTCATCCCTGGCTATCTCCTTCTTTTGAAAAGTAATCCATCATTGCTCTGTGCACTTCTGCATTTGTATGCATGTACAAGAGGTCACAGACTGCATTATCTGGCTCGTTCTCATAATGTGCAATATCCATGTTGTAGGATTTCATCGCATTTAGAACAGCGTCTTTCCACGGATCACTCATTCCTTTTTCTCCTCCGGTTTATACAGTTTCTGTGCGGTTGGAAGAAATGAACTAAAGCCGGCGCTCACTGAGTAATATATAAAACCCCAAAGGAACCCGATTATTACTAAGGGCAAGGCGGGGAGGGTAACTAGGAGTTTGAGAAAAGGTTTCATATCGGCTAGTCTAAAGAAAGATCAATCGAAAGATCTACTTTCGTGCTTCCTTTCCTGCGGGAAGACGGAGTTTCTTTTGTCGCAGCTGCAATTGCAGTTCCCACCAGTCTCTTGATTGCAGCGACAGCCATTCCGATATCTTCAGGAAGAAGCAATTCACATGCTGCCGGATTCTTTAGGAGTACCATCTTCAGATCATCCATTTCCGCTTTTAGGTCCGTTCCTGAAAGCTCTGAGAGTTGTGCGACTCTAAGTTTGATTTCATGTGCTTCCTGTGTTAATTCTTGCATTCTTTATACTTCACTTGCCAGATAGTGTTGGTGGTTTGAGAGTGCCATTTCTTTCTTCCTTTGTTTCACAAGGTTGGATATAGCTAACGCCGATCGCCGATCGTCATTCCTCTGAGAGATCAACTTTCGACAGTTCGGCCAATTTTACTCGTGATACTGGCCTTCGTCTTACTAGAACTGTAGCACGTCTGGTTGCAAAGACACGAAGATCAATCCAATCAGGGTCTGCTTCATCTTCTTTCACTTTGAACCGCAGAGTGACTGCTTCCCAGGGAATTCCTTTGCTATGTGCCCTTTTTCTAGCGGCACTCTTGGCGTTTATGATTCCCTTTTGAACAATTGCGAGAGAATCTTTTGCGATTGTAATCAGATATCCTGCATCTTCCGCTGCTAGGGCGTCTTGTAGGATTTCTTGATAGGAAACTTTTTCTACGCCCGTTTCTTCATCAAATTCATCATCCTCTAGCTCAAAATCAAGATCAGTTTCGTTTGTCTTGATCATACTTCATTACCTCCGTAATAGTTTCGAAAACAAGAAGTTTGCTTTCCTCCTCAAGTGTTAGTGAAAAGCTACGTAAAATCGCACAGATCGTAGCCCTTTGCATCTTATTTGTTACATTTCTTGCTGTAAAATTCTTCACTGCGGAAGTGAGGTTCCTCACCACGGAAACTTCTGCCATTTTATATTCTTTCCTGTGTCGTAAATTACTGAAAGCGGGATTCCTGTCCAGTTCTTTATTGACTGTAGCATTGGAACACCTTCCCACATTGTTAAAGTTCTTGGTTTTATTTCAGGCGGCGCTACTATTGGTGCCAGCCACTGAGATAGAAATGCTATCGTGTATGCTAAGTCTTTCGGGTCTCCTTTAGAAATTAGTAAAAGGAAAACACTCAAGGGCGTTCCATTTTCCTTGAGTGTTTTCCGTGCTTTAGCTGCCGCCAAAAGTTCTTCTAATGATGACATAATATGCAATTAAGGATTCTTACCCTCGGCTTTTTCCAACGCACCGGCCACCAAGCCTTGTCTATGAGCTGATCTTGACCTTGTTCTAGTTCTATATATCTAGCACCTTTGTCCCACATTCTCCCGTCATATAACTGGAAAAACTCTGGGAAAAGCTCCATAAATTCTTCGTCGTTGAAGAGGTCGTAGTCATCAGTACCCATAATCTCCCTCAGGGCATAATTTAAGTTACAACATACCCAATTAGTGCCACACCCGCGTATCTTTTCCAAAGCCAGCATATAAATTGCTCTTTTCATGTCATCCATTTCCTGTTTCCTTTCAGATTAGAATTTCTTTGTGCAAGAGACACCATTCAGTGTCATGTTTGCGTTGAAAAATTCTATTTTCTCTGCGATAGAGTTTCCTTTCAGCCTTCTGTTGGCGATTGCCTTGTCGATCATGAACTGTTTCGCAATCAAGACTACTTTCTCAGATGCTCTGGTTACTGCGGTGTAGAGCAATTCATTAAAAGCCATGATGCTGTGATCTTTGTGGAGAACGATTATTACTTTTCTCCACTCGCAGCCTTGACTCTTATGAACTGTGAGGGCGTATGCCAAAGAAAAAATGGCTTCTGAGAATTCCCCTGTTTTTCTTAGCCGCAAGACTTCGCCTGTATCCTGAAGTTCTATTGTTACGACATTGCTGGCTTGGTGAGTAAGTTCTTCAATATCTTCTTGCGCCATCGCTTCAAGATCTACATCTACACCTGCTAAACCGTTATCTTCGTCCATATCATCAAGGTCGAAATCTGAATGATGCATAACTCCGAAACGTGTAAGGTGTTTGCTCGGCGGTCTGGGGGATTTTCCGGCGTAGATACGATTTATATCTATTTCTTTTATGTACCCAACCTGCTTATTGTACATAATTTTATCTCCGACAGCGAGGTAGAGCTTCCTTCTCCCTGCGATAACTTCCCAGACTTCATTCTGATTCAGGAACTGGGCGATGTGGCTATTCAAGGAAGTGGAACCTAGGGCTTGCTTTCCAAACGGAGTTAGGACGATATCCGTTTCTGGATTGTATTCCCCAGCTTCGTACCACTTTTTCATTGTGTTTGCGAACAGCGTCGCCATGATATGCTGGCCATGTTGTTTTGGGCCACCTTCTATCAGCTTAAAGTCAGGCCCGTACTCTAACGGATTTCCATCAAGAATGTTGTGGGCGTTCTTGAGAACGAGACTATTAAATGCTTGGCGATACACTGTTCGTAATTCTACTATGGGAAGTTGAACCAGTGCATAATTCAGAATTGAGGGGCCAAACACAGGAGGAAGCTGATTGATGTCTCCGATGAAAATACACTGTGTTCCTTCTTTCATGGCGACAAATACTTTTTCCCATAGCGGGAGATCAATCATGGAAGCTTCCTCGAATGCAATCATTCGTGTCGTGAGAGGATTTGCTGCATGGCGACGTGGAACGAACCTCATTGAGTCTTTCTGAGTTTCTGGATTCCAGTAGAACTCTGGCTCGAACTCAAGGAAGTTATGCACCGTGGTAATGTTAGGTGCGAAAAACTCCAGTTCGCTTTCTTTGCAGATCGCCCTTTTGGAATTTCCCGAGGCGATTCTCGTATATGCGACTACCGCTGCCGCCGGACCTGAGATTCTTTCTTTCGTTCCTTGAATCTTGAAGACGTGAGTTTCTCCCTTAAGACGTTCTGTTTTCAAGACCGCCTTAATTAATTCCCGCTCTGTTGTCGTCTTCCCTGTTCCTGCCTTTCCGATGATACAGAAAGATTTTCCTGCTGCGGCAAGCTGCACTGCGGTTTTCTGGTCTTCGTCCAAGATGATACTCGTGGAAAAGGTTTCTTTCCTTTCAGCGGTAGGTTGAACGATGATTGTGGGATTCACTGCTGAAACTGGTTTGATTCCTTTTTTGGCAAGAAGTTCTGCGAGCGTCATTTTCATTTCTATTTCCTTTCTCTTTGAAGGTAAGAACACACAAATCTACCCGAAGGTAGAGTTCTATATTCTTCTTTTTCTTCTTTTTCTTCTTTTTGTAGGAGATTCCCTGCCTCTCGTTTCCCGATATGGGAGGTCTGGGCTGACCGAGAGACATTCCTTTCTCTTAAAGAATTGCAAGAGGCAGGGAATTTTCTTTAGAGCTTGTTTAAGAACTCATATGCGTGTATTTCCGGTTCGCTTCGATCCAATCAATGATATCCTTTGCTTCTTTCAGACCAAGCTTAGAATATCCAGTTTGCTGTGGTTTGACGTATGAGCATTCCGTGTTGATGAACTGTTCGAATTTGTTATTATCATATCCTGATGGAATCCATTGTATCTCACCCATAGGAAACAGGCCTCGCAGATACTTTATAGCTTCCACTTTATATTTTTCGAAAAGCACGTCCAGCAGCGCCAGAAAATGCTTATGTTGGAAATCGGGTACCTCTTCATTAAGAACATAGCGAAGATATTGCTTAATACGCAAATACATTATTTCTTCATTCTTTGTCAGCGTGGTTTTGTGCATTTTACTCTCCTTCCTAAATAGTTACTGCCAAGAGAAAAACAACGAGCGCGAATCCTAATGCATACAGATCACACTCGTGTCTTTGAAACAAGGTGTTACTTTTTGCTATCTTTTTTATGGTGCTCTTTTCCATTCTTTTTCTCGCTTTCCTTCCTTTGCTTCAGATACACATCCCAGACTTCCTTCGTCTGGCGCTCAGTACGGCAATTCCTGATTTCCTGCATGGTATTCCACGTCATAGCTTACTTCCTCCTCTAGGATTGAAATTACTTCAGTCAAAGAATAGACTTGCGCCAGCTTCATGCACTGTTCTGCTTTTCTGTACCCACAACTGGCTCCCACGTAGTCGAAAACAGCTTCGGCCAGTGCTTCCTTATCTTCTGTTCTTTTTGTGGGAAGATGGCGTGTCAGCTCTTGGAGTCGCTTCAGACTGTTAAGGGCTTTCTCGTTTTCGGTCATGTTTTATTTCCTTTCTTCTCTCTTGATCAGACGAATAATAGCAAAGCTCGCTCCACCTTGCATGGTTTGGAAACTAACGAGCACTCTACAAGGAAGGTTCTCCAGAATAAGAACTCCATCGGAAAGACTGTCGAATTTTATCTGATAGTTCCAGTTATTCCTTGTGAGGAACCCTTTGGTTATATCCTCATCAGTGAGGATGTGTTCCATTAAAAAAGCCCTAAGAACTTCAGGGCTTTTGTTCTTTAGGCTGAATCGAACAGGTTTTTCCATGTCAGTTTCCTTTTTCCTTTGCATCTTTTCTCGCCTTTGCTTCGGCCAACATTTCGGCCAACGTTTTTCTTGGCTTCTGGAATGTTGCCACCTCTTCTTCGAGATTTGTGTTCTTATTAATCTTGATGCTTCCGAGGATGATCGCTAGGCTTTCCGCTGCCTCATCCTCCTTCTCGGTGAGGAACTGAACATATCTTGCTTTCTGCTCTTCGCTGATTAGCAGGACATTATTGCCTGTTGCGATATGGTGGAAGATACTACAGGCTTTCGCACCGATCACACCAGCGTTTTTGAGTTCGCTGGCAAGTCGCTTGACTGTCTCCCTCTGGCTTGTCGTGAAAGCAAAAGGCTTATTCTTCTTCTCTTCTGCTTTCCGTGCTGCAGTCAATTCTCTTTCCTCTTTGAGAAGCTCTGCTAGAATGTCATGAACAACTAGACTTCCCTCTTTCTTCGGGTAGAGTGAGTCCCGGCAATCTTCGAGATACTGTTCCAAAGACTCTAAGTTTGTTTCGGTGGAGAATGCGAAATGTGGCAAACGCTCTGAAAGCCACTTCTTATCAGAACGACATTCTACGATTCTTCTCAATGCATGGATCAAATCGGTGCTTACGATGTGGCTAGTTTCGGCGAAGATTCCTGTGAGAATGTTATTTCTTTTTATTGCAGGAAGATGATCTTCCACCAAGGAACAGGAGTGCATCATGGCAAGAAATATTCCTGCCTTGATTTCTATCGCTATTTCCTTCAGTTCTGAGGCGGATAAGGAAGCAATTGCTATTGCATTTCTGTATTTCGCCAAGGGTGAATCATATTCTAAGGCAAAGGGCAGTGCCGGAATATCTGCCAGCGTCAGAGAAATCCCCGTTATAGTGCATATTGCCGTTGCCGCATTCGTGGTATTTTGCTTCATTTTATATTTCCTTTCTTTCTTTCTTTGTGGTAGGGTTGCTAGTTTGCATCCTATAGTGCTTTCCCATTCTTACATCTAACACCTGACAGGAAAGCACTAGGTAGATAAAAACTAGTCCTCTTCTGGATATACATACCAAGCAAGAGGTTTTCCATATCCCACATCTACTGCGGTTGCGAACCTGACCCTCCTTGAGGACAACCCAGCACTGCCGGGAAGAAATTTCCACATTGTCTTTTTTAACGAAGCTGATTTTGTGTTTCCTTTCGTTGTGGTGGAGGGCAGGCGACAGGGCGCCAAGTGGGATTGTGGCATGCTGCGACCGACGTGTCAAGCGTGGCGCTAAGTGCCTGATTGCATGGCGGTTTTCGCGCCGGCTGCGCCGAGTGCGCCCAGTGGGTCTGCTGCGCCACGAACTCATGGAACTAGTAGAATGGAAGGAACTATAAAAACTGAAATGAAAGTACCCCCCCCCCCCCGGTCCCGATTTGACCCTTGCCGCGGGAGATAAGGGGATAGAGTAAAATATATCTTCCTTATTAGGGTTTGTTTTATAGCTCTTAGCCTTATCTTTGACCGTATCAAATTTTAACTTAAAAGTCGAATACCCTTATATG